TCACTCCTGACCAATCGACCAGCGAGCATCCCGTATTGTTTTCCTCTTGGGACTCGTTTAAACGCAGAGCCGTATTGTTGTGTATCCTTGCTTATGTCCCGGTCACTAGATTCGTAATACTCCAAGAGGCCACGCTCCTCAAACGTGCTTTTTACATTTTGATCTAACTCGTTTGCTTGACGGTTCAACGTTACGGCTCTATCTGGATCGGCAGCCTCTATAGCATTAGCTATTTCGCGCAAGGTAGATACTTGATTCAAGAGATACAGCCCACTCTGCTCTTGTTCATTACCATTAACGTCTGTGTACTTCACCATCAGAACGTCATCTTCTACCGTCCAAGCGTTGTTACCCGCTATCGAGTTCATAAACTCTATAAACTGTAGATCTCTGATCGGTCTTTGTATGGCTTGCGACACAAGGAATGCAGGGTCTAGCTCGTTGATGACACCTAGAGCCTCTTGATCTTCTGGCGTAAGCTCCTCGTTCCTTCTCTTGAGATAGCCGAAGCGTTCTGGATTCGGATCTT